GATTACCATCAAAATCCTGTGACAAAACGCCATCGGTTAAGGCTTTTGGCAATCTGGCCAAAGCTCCAACAGCTGTAATTCTGACAGATTGGTTAATGCCGACCACACCCGATGCAGCTATGCCAATGCCTAAATCCACGACTGTGCCGCCAAAAATTGGCACAAATGTAGCTGTGGAATCTTGCAATTCAATAGTGACAGAATCATTGATTTCAATGTCAATGTTGGATTGATCCAAATTAATCAGCTCAAGGCTGACATATCCGGCATTGGCTTGTTCATAAATGTTTGTGCGCCCGGATGTAGTCGAAAGGTTAGCCAACACATAATTTGTGTATTGAATACCGGCAATTTTAACGCGCCAAATTGGATTAAAAATTGTCATAAATAAACCAAATTGCTTGCACCATTTGTGCCTCTGAAAGTCGAGTTGTTAAGAGCATTGGCTGTTGCGCGGCTAAATGCCTCTTCATCAATAATTGATGGAGCATTGACATTGATTGTAATTCCACCTTGAGCGGCTAGTCGTGCAGCATTTTGAGAATCGGTAAAACCGCCTCCGGCTTGGGCTGCCAATCGAGCTGCATTCTGTGAATCTGTAAATGCACCAGCAATAGCTTTTGTTGCTACGGCAGCCTTTGTGACTGTTGATGCCGCTTCATTAAGAATCGTGTTTGCGTTTGTGCCACCGGTTGTTCCACCGGTCGTTCCACCGGTCGTGATTCCACCACCAGTCGTACCACCTCCGGTTGTTCGACCACCTGAAATTGCGCCCGGTGCGCCTGATGTTGCAAAACCTGATGTGCCAATTTTAGAGATTGGGCTTATATCTGCACCCGGCTTAACAAGGTTAAAACCCCGAATTGCAATGTTAATAAGATCAATTGCAGTGTTAATTAATCCTTTTAAAGCTCCAATAACATTTGCCATGACATTGAGAACAACGCTGGCAATGTCTCCTATTAGGCTGAAAGCCTTACCAATGACAGTTCCAATGATAGGTGCGGCAGCTTTAACAACATCAAAAAATGCTTTAAATTCATCTTTGTTTTCAATAACAGTTGCCTTGATTTTATCAAAAGCTGATTTAAATCCTTCAAAAATAGGCTGCACAAAGCCTTTGATTCCATCGGCCAAAGTACGCAATGTGCCGTTCATACCATCGGCATTTGATCCAAAAGCATTCGCAACTTGTTGCACGATTGGAATGACCTTTTCTGAAAACAAAGTTGCCAATTCTAAAACAATAGGCAAGAGTGCCGTGCCAATAGTGACTTTGGCGTTTTCTAATTGAGCTGTGAGAATGCGTGTTTTGTTGGCTAAGCCATCGCTAGTGCGCTCAAAATCGCCTTGTGCAGCTGATGTTTGCTTGTAAATAAGAGCTTGAGCCGCCAAAACCTTTTGCTGTGGTGTCAATGCGTTTTTGGTTGTGCTGACAATTCCCAATTCCAAAGCGGCTTGGCGCAATGATGCATCATCAAGCAAAACGCCATACGCACGCAATGGTTCGGCTTCACCGCGTAGTGCTGACCCAATTGCGTTAATTGCTTGCTCTGGTGATGTGTTGTTAAATGAAGCAAGATCGGAAGCTAATGAAACAAACCCGGTTGAAAAACTTGATAAATCTTTGCCGCTTAATCCGGCAGCTCTGCCAAATGTGGCAAATGTTGCAGCTGCATCCAACGCTTGTTGTTTGGTCTGGCCCAATGACGATGCGGCACTATCTGCAAAATCCTCAATGTCTTTCGCTGTGTCACCAAATAACACATTGACTTTTGAGATGGTTTCGCTTAAATCGCTTGCAGCTTTAACAGCATCAACGCCAATTTTAATTGCCATCACACCAGCGGCAGCGGCCACAGCGGCAAATGCTAAAGCGGCCTTTTTGCTAAAATCCCCAACCTTAGTGCCAAATGAATCAACCTCGGTTGTTGCGCCTTTAACGCCTTTTTTTAGTGAATCTAAATCAGCATCAAAGGTTACTGTGACTTTTGGAATTTTTGCCATTAATCTAGTCCGTTCGCTCTGATAAGTGTTTGAACCATTGCAATGTATTCTTTGGCCACAACCGGCGTGTAGAAATCAACGGCTGGTGTTATCCAATAACCGCTTGGATTTGCGGGAGCCTTGAATCTGTTTGTGTATCTTCTACCGGCTCTATCAATGCCGGGATGGGAACCATATTCTGATCCCCATAGCAGCGTTCCAGCGGCAGCTCGGGATTGATTTGTACGCTTGCCGCCTTTGCCTGTTTTGCCGCCGTACTTACGGCCCACTTGCTTTGTGCCACCAATATCAACACGAATAAGCCGGTCGCGTGGTGTGGTGATTGAGTCCATTACCAATTTTGCTTGTGGTGTTGGAGATACAAGGCCAAATTGCATCAGCTGTCCTGCAAGCCTTTTTGACATAGTTTGAGCTTCGGTTCTTACTTGATCTTGGACTTCTTTTGGCAATGCAGACAAAAGCCTAAAAAGATTTTTTAATTCTAAAGGCTCAACAGTAAAAGAAAAGGTGCCGGTGTCTCTAGACGATTTAGTTGCCATTGCGCCTCCTCAAAATGTCATAAACAGTCAAAACATCTTCCGCTGTTTGAAACTCTGATCGTGACAATCCGGTGGTAATGGCCAATTCCCAAATAATCCGGTTTATTGTTCCCGGCTCATAACTTTTGGGTGTTCGGTTTCTCCCATGCTGATGTCAGTTACAGTTTCGCACCACACCTCAAATGGCTTAACAGTTTTACCGGCTGCCTCGCGCTTCATTGAGTGATACGCCAAAAACATCAAATCAGCAATTCCCAATTTCTCGGCTACTTGCTGGATTGTGTTTCCGGTTTTCTGTTCCCACTTCATCCATTCCGGTGGTAGCGCGGTATATGTTGCGCTATCCCCCGAAACAAACTCAATTGTTATTGGTAATTTCATGCTCCCGATCTCCTTTTTATAGTGTTGGTGTAGTCACACAGGTAAATGCTAGTGAGACAGTTTGTGCATCCGGTGCTGTGCCTCCAGCTGATGGGAAAATTGGCTGGACATCAAAGTTGAACACCGATCCTGATGCAGCTGTAAAGACAACCGCCAATGGTGTGTTTGGTGCTGTGTCTGCCGCTGTCCAAAGTGCGTTGCACAATGATCCACCAGCTGGCCAATCGGCAAGCATTTCAACAGCAAACGATCCTTGCGAGTCAGTCGTAAAATACGCCTTGCCGTCCAAAGTTTGATATGTATTGATTGTTGAATCAATAGTTAGGATTGCGGATGTGGCCTGAGCATCATAAGTATCACCAGCAATGGTGAATGTGATATCTCTGCCGGTCACGATAGTTGTTGGCATGATTTCTCCTTAGTTGGTGTAGTAGGTGCTAACTTGTAAATCGGCAATGAGGTATTTACCTGCACCGACTTCCAATGATTGAGGTTGATTTACATCCCCGACTTCATATCCATCGGGCATTGTGCTGATGATGTCAATCATCAATTGTTCTAGATTGTCCAAAGCCGCTGCGTTGTTCATATAAGCAACAACACCGGTAACAGTTAGATTGATTTTAACTTTAGTTGTTGCGCCATTAATTAAAACGCTTTCCAGATACGGCGTTCCCGGGATTAAAACAATGCTTGGGCTAGTCATTGTCTCTGGAATGCCATTATAAACATTGGCAGCAATTGTTGAAAGTGTTGTTTGCAATGGTGTTCTGATGTCAGCTTCAATTGTCATTGGCACATTGCCTCAACATCCAAAAATGGCCCAAGTAGCCCAACGACTCTATTTGTAAGGCTTCGGCCTAAAATAAATGGTTGCGGCTGGAATGTGTCTGACATAATTTGATTGCCGGGAGCTGTGATGCTTTGGAAAATCTCAACCGAAACAACCAAAATTGCGTTTTCAATGGGTGGTGTGCTTGCATAAAGTTGTGCAGCTGATGATCCGCTCAATGTAGCTAGTGCGCTTGGAATAAATGGCAATGGATATGTGCGATCCGCGGCAGCTGTGGCCGCTGTAAATGTAAATGGCTCAATACGATCATCGGTGACTGTGTAAGTGCCATTATAGATTCCGGCCCCGGTAACAATGACAGATTGCCCCGGCACGAAATAATTTGGCCGGATTGTGGTGAAATAAATGACGGCATTATCCACATTGGCAAAAGTCACCGATGATTGGTATTGCGTAAGTAAAGGCAAAATTGTTTGCTCGGCCGAATCAATAAATGAATCAAGCATCAGAATATAAAGAAACCGAGACACCAAGAATGGATCGTAGCTGTGAGGCTGTGACTATTGCTGGCATCTCGGTTCCTTTCGTGTCAGTAGCGTTCGGGAGCGACCGCTACCGATAGTGATTTGTTAGTCGGCTCAGGTCTGGTTCCAGCATGCGCCAAATGGAATCTTTGGAGCAATTGCTGCATAGCCGTAGTAAAGAATGTCAATGGTTCCATCGCTCTGGATTGCTGTGCGCAATGTAAAGCGTGGTGACTCATACCATGTCCAAGCATCTGGATTAATAACAGCCATTGAGAAATCTCCGGTTGATGTTGTTCCGCCAGCGTTACCAATTGAGCGAGAAACAAAAAGATTCAAGCCCGGTGAAACTACACCGCGCAAGCTATCTCCTCGAACATTTCCAGCTGCATTTGATGGCTGTGCTGCGTTATATAGCGGTGCGCCATTGTCGTTGTAACCCATGATATTCGCCCATTGTCCAGGAGAAACAACGATGTTTCGAGCAAAACCAAGTGATGATCCATAAACAGCTGCTGCTGCTTGTGATGTGTAAGCCAAGAATCCGGCTGCTGTGTTTGCATTAACGCCAGTTTGCTGACCTGCACCAAAAATTGTTCCAACAGCAAATTCATCAGTTACCTTTGAATAAGCAAATTCAAGATTCTGGAGGAGAGCTGTCAGATATTCTGGACGGCTGCGGTCAATGAGCTCAACCGTTGAGATGGCGCGACCTTTAAACGATTGAACAGGTACGCTCAAGAATGTTGCTGAAAGTGATGAATCTGTAACAGCTGCATTTTCTGCAACATTGGCCACAGTCGGCACAGCAGTAACGCGAGGAATTTCAAATGTCATTCCTTCGCCCACAAGCGTTTCACGGCTTAGCGCATCAATCATTCCGCGATCAGCGTTAGCCAATGCATTAACAATCTGTGTGCTTTGTGGTGTTGGCACCATTCCGGGTGCTGTTCCTGTTGTGTTATCTGCTGCCTTTACATATTGGCGTGAATCCTCATCATGAAGAATTGTTGCCTTTAGATAGTGCTCAAGGTATGAAACCTTTGACACAATTGGTGATCGTGGAGCTGTGTAATAGGCAGGTCGTGATGCCTGTACAGCCTCAGCTGGAGCCTCTACCGGTTCAACGGCAGGAGCGGTGTTTTCGGTAGTGTTATCCACTTTGTCTCCTTCATTTGGGTTTGATGTCTCTGCAACTATTTCAGTTTCAGAATCTTCTGATGCTGCTACTTCTGAAACGCGTGCAGATCGCACGGCTGGTTCAGTAACAAGTGCCACGCCTTTTAGCTGGCCATTCAAAACTTTCATTGTGCCATCTTTTTGCATTTCATAATTATCAACAGCCAATTCAATGCTAAATCCATCGCGTAAGCCTTCCATTGCTTCTGTAAGCGCATCGGTGCCGGCTGTGGTGTTAGCAATCTTGAAAGTCGCTGTCATTTCTTTATCATTCACACTCATAGCAATGCTCTTTCCAATTCGGCGTGTGTTGTCATGCTCAAGGTTTAAAAAAACATCTTGAGGCACAATTGATCCACGAGCAAAAGTGACCTTGCCTGTGCTGGCATTTGCTTGCTCGTTGAATGCAACTATGCGGCCGGTGATTGTCCGAGAATCGGAATCAGCTGCCGTGATTTCCATCGGTGTTGTTAGCTTCATGAGATCATATCCTCCATTTGTCTAATTTCATCGGTAGTAATTGCTCCGATGTCAAATAAAATCTTGTAAATCTCTGCACGCTCTTTTTCTGATCCGCGCAAATAAGCCTTTAAATCAAATTCAACGCGCTGTGTTGATGGCGTAAAATCTGGCATTGAAAGCCGGCTGGTCAAGCTGTTCATCAACGGAAGCAGCGAAAAATCCAAAAGAGTTTGACGCGCCGTTTGGGCGTTTTGATAGGTCATGGATGATCCAGTCGGCGCATCAATAAAGTAAGCCGGAATGCCAACGGCACGGGCTAATTCTGTGGCAATTATTTCGCGTGCTGCGTTTAGGCCAATTTGCTCCGGTGTGAAGCCAACAGTTTCCATTGTGATGTCTGCATTGAGAAATGCCGTTCCGCGATTTCTGCGAGCCGCGCCCCAAGCATCAAGCAATTTTGCAATGCGATCTGCTGGCAATGCGGTGCCATTTGATTTTAAAACCATTGATGGCACAGGTTCGCGTGCATACATTGCGGCAGCTCTTTCAAGCTCTGCACCGGCGCGAATTGTGCGACCGGCTCTATTCAACAGACCTTCATCATTGCCATAAAACACAACAAGCGAACCAACGCCGGTGTCTGGCACTTGCATCCCATCAACTGTGTAATACTCAATTTGAGTGCCTTTATCATTTAAAAAAACACCAACACGATTGGGAGCAACGCGCCACATTTCTCTTACTCTAAATGTGTCAGCAAAAAGCGACATCACCTGAAAATATGAAAATCCTGTGAATAATAAATCCTCGCACGCCCATACCCAACTAACAGCCCCCGGCACTCTGCGATCTGGATCATCAATCACAATGGGCTGGTCAATAATTGTGCCGGTAGCTTTATCGCGCGTAATAAGCGGAATTGTAGCGATGGAATTACAAATCATGTTTCTAGCACGAGCAATGGCTGGCACAGACATAGCTTCTTCGCGAGTAGCCAAATAATCAGCTCCACCAAATGGATAAAACGCATCTAATGTTGGAGCTGGCCCGATTTGTGCAGCAACATCAGCACCGCGCGTTGGCGCGATTGTTTCAATGGTGCGTTTGCGGTCAAATAATCCCATGCACCCATTTTCTCAAAATGTCAAGCATCAACCCACTAAAATGTCTATTTCCGTCTCTGGGCGTGTCGCGAAGTGCGTGCATAATGCAGCGGCCACAGCGGCGGCCACGGCCGTTCCGCTGGCACGCCTTCCGATAACCCATCCACCATCGCCTTTACGCAATCGCACAGCTGAAAGCATTTGTTCAGTCAGCGTTGATTGATTTCGGTGTTTCAAGCGACCAGAATTGATGGCACCCAACAATTCATCGCATGCTTGCGGGTAAGCCGAATCCATGTCATGGATTGGGATACCGGCTGGCACCATACGCGCGGCAATGGCTCCGGTCGTGCGCCGTGAGTAAAGCAAATACTCAATAGGATATTTTCGGCAATAAGCGGCTGCATCATTAGCAATTGCACGATCATCAAGCTGAATTGTGTTTTCCCATGTGTGAAGCAGCTTTACCACAAAACTCTCTGATCCAAGCTTTTGCGCTCCCACAAGTGCTGCATTTTTTCTGTCCGGTGAAATATCAATCGCCATCCATGTCAGCTTGTCAATGTCGAGGTCAATTGTTTCATCTCCACAGGCTTGCCACTCTTTGGCACCAATAACGCTTGAGATTGTCTGAACCCAACGATTTAAAACCTCCGTCATTACTACATCGGGAGGATCATTGAAAACGGCTCGGATATTGTCTGGGTGAATTGTTATGTTGAGGCCCGGATTTGCAAAAGCCGCGTTTTCCAATGAGATTTCGTCAGTAGGAGCAGACCATTCGAAATAACCCACATTATCGTTTGCCCCACTAGCTGCCGCCAATCCGCGCTCGCGTAATTGGTTGAGCACAATGCTGTGACTATCACCGGCCGTTGAAAAGCAATTGACCTGTGGATTTTTGGCGGCCATCAATGTGTATCGCATTGCGGCAAATGTCTCCATGTCGTGCAGCTCTCGGATTTCATCCATGTGGATGCTTTCCGGTTTGCTCAATCCACGGGCAGCTGACCCACCGGCTTTGATAATAAAACGCGATCCTTCCAGCGTTTCAATTTCTTCGGCTCCATGTTGCCACCTGATGCGCTTGACCCGTTTTGCCAAATCGTCATTGCTTTCAATAATCTGCACGATTGCCCGAAATTGCTCGAGCGATGTCACCAGCCGATGAGCTGTGGAGACTTGCAAGCTCTCGCGCCAATGGAACAAGCCCATAAGGATGCGAGCCATCATGTAGGTACTTTTGCCATTTTGTCTTGCAACAGTCGCAACTGAAATTGGGTGATGGTAGCGGCCATCGGGTTTTACCTTGAGTGAATGCTCGGCCAGAAACTTTTGCCACGGCATAAAGCCGCCTTCAATGATCTGGTCAGCAAAATCAATGAGTTCAAAGCCGCGTGAAGGCAAATCATTAAGCGGTGAGTGAATTCTAGGCTCTGTGACCGATTCAAAAACCGATTGCAGCCTATCTGAGACGATTTCAACCGGCATGGGTTCAACTATGACCTGACCATCACTATTCATGGCTTTGGCTGTCGTTTTCGGGTACAAAGAAGCCCCGGGTAAGCATGGTTGTGGAAACAGGCTCAAAAAAATCGAACGGCATCTTCTTTCCTTTCGATGTGTTGCATCTTACGCATGCACAGACCAAATTGGACTCATTATCGTCACCGCCCCGGGCAACCGGCAAGACATGATCAACAGTCGTGGCACCTTCAACCCCACAGTAGGCGCATATGCCTTGATCTCTGGCAATAATGCGCTTTCGGATTTGCTTCCATTTTGAGCTATTACCTGCTCTTTGAGAATGATAAGACATTAATGCCACCCATGCTTCTTCCAATGAGCTAATGCCCCATTGCATATCTTGCCTTGATACCTATGATCGATGTATCGCAATGACCAATCAATCATTCGATAACCATCAAGGTTTCGATACTTTGTGTTTCTCATTTGACCTAATCCAAAGTGATTGCCATTGGGATTGATTGCCTCAACACGCCAATTGCTTTCCTTTGTGATTAATGTGTTAAAGCATTGGAATTCTTTGTAGTTAATGATTCTTGAATGTGCATATAGCTTTAATGAATCAATTGATGTTGTTTGTTTTACAGCTTCTGTTGCATTAGCCGGTGTAATTCCAATTACACATAGCACGGCCCAAACCATCAAACATCGGCTGCGAGCTATCCGGCTCACCGGCTCGCTACCTCGTGTAGATGGTAATGATGCTGTCAAACACCGAGCGTAATCTTGAGCGAGTCCCACAGGTTTCACACACCTGTGCATAACACCTGTGGATAACTTTCTCATTGGCTTAACTCAGCAATCCGCTTATCATCCACAATCTTGATGCCGAATGTGCCACAGCCCATGCATTGTGCAAACCACTCATGCTCTGTCAATTCCGCACCTTTCTTCAAACCAAAGCGTTGTTTAGGTTTTCCGTAAAGCTTCTTACAAATAGCGCAATCAAATTGAAGGATGTGCATAGTTGCTCCTAATCAATGTTTCAATGGGTTGCAGATTAACCTGTGGCACAGTCCAATTGTTTTGGCTGGTGTTTTTATATCTAGGCTTCTTGGCCACAGCTACGGGCATCCAGCCTACGATGTGCATCTTTGGTGTGTTTCCCGTGACCAATACAGCAATATCACGATCCTCGCGGTCGCTTTCTTGTATCCACAAATTACTGTTGGGATTAGCTGACCATTTAACCTCAATGTGTTCTCCCACATCAGCCTTTGATTTATCCCATGTGATGCCTGGTTCATAGTCATAACCTAATCGCTTGGCCACAACCATTTCAGCCAGCATTGATTCGCCCATTTGTGCCACATACTCAAACCATGAAAGGTTTTTAACAATGCGTGAGCTGTGGTCTGCTGATCTGTCGTGGCAATGTGATATGGCTGCAATCATGCATTGCACCTCCTCAATGCGATCTATCATCGGCAATCTCCACAAAACCAAATGATATTTTCGGTGCGGTCATAACCTTTTTGATAACCAAAATTATCAAATTTGACCAACCTTGAGCATTTGTCACATTGCTCCACTTTGTATTCTGCAATGATTACGCCATCTTCCATAAGTGTGCAGTTCATAGTTCTTGGATTGATTATTTCGATTGGGCCGCTCATGGTCACACCTGTGGCTTAAAAGTGCCATCGCTAGTCAATACATACCATTGAGGTTTGCATTGCTTTTCTTTAATTTTCTCGCTGCAAAAGTATCCGGCCCAAGCTTTAGGTGCATCGGGTTTGCTTTGATTCCATCGCATTGATCCGTGTGAGCAACCCGGCACAGTATCAGCTGTCCAAGCTGTGTCTTTGATTTCTTCGGCTTCTTCTCTGGTCTGATAGCTTGGCACATCGCCAAATTTTGTTGCCCAATAGTCATAATCCATTGCCTTTGGTGATTTGCCATTGACCTGTGCCATAACCTCCTGTGTGGGCTTTTCCGTGCCACCCATGACCAAAGCCATCACGCGCATTAAAGCTGATGTGCAGGTATCTTCAACCATCCAACGCCTCATTTTCTCGCTGTAAGCTGCAAGAAACCCATGTGCATAATCAATGCCGGCAGGATCAATCTCGGTCTGATTGCGCCATGCTTTAGCTTGTACCAACACATAACCTTTTTCAGCGTTGAATTCAACGATGTGTGTCTCAAGCCGGCCTTGCGGGTATGTGGCAATCCAGCGATCTGTGCGCTCTTTGTTGCCTTCGTAGTTATCCATGAACGCCATTAGCGCACCGCCTGACCTGATGCATGGCGGCCCACGGCTTTGCCTCGCTGATAGCCATCTTTGTGGCCTTCTTTGTATCCAATCGCATAGCTGCAAATAGCCCACAAAATGCAAGCCAGCACCATAAATATAAACACACCAATTTCACCTGATGTCATTTTTTGCTCCCGTTTCTGGGAGCCGTGTCTCAGCTCCCAAATACAGAGTGACAGGCACAGCCGACATTTTCAAGAATCACGCTCAAATCATGGCGTGTCGTTACCGCTTAAACGCCGTTCAATAGTTTTTTCATATTCTGATTTTGGTTTGTCTTTGAGGCCATTTGATGCCAACACACCACCCAATGAACCGGTAAGAAAGATTGCCAAAGTCTTTAGCAAATCAATGAAAGCTGCATCATTAGGAGATTGGTTGCCAATTGGTTGAGTCACAAAAATCAAAGCGTAAGTAATGCCTAAAGTAACAACGAGAAACACAATGGCCAAAACCGAGCCAATTAGAAACATAAGCCGCGCTTTGATGTCCTCTTGGCTCAATCGTTCTTTATTTTTGGAGGCCATCACCAATCACATCCTCGGTGCAGGTGCCAGTTACTTGGCATTGTGGTTTTTGACATTCCGGGTTTTTCCAATTCTCAAATTCTTGGCATGGATACCTGACCCATCCATCATAACCACACCCGGCAAGGCTTAGCGATAAACCTAAAGCTAAACCTGCCGCGCGTAGCTTTAAAATCACTTTCCAGTTGATCCAAATGCTTTGTCAGCTGGATTGAGCCAGCGCAAAATGACGGGCACAACAGCTGCCACGCCACCCATTGCTATTTGCTTCCAATCTCCACCAGCCATATAAACGGCCAATGCAGCTGCGATGTATGAGCGAGCCCATGATGCGGCAATTGCTTTTGCTTTATCCATTATTTTTCTCCTTTTGGTCGGTCGGGCAAATCACCCGAAAACGCGCCATAAGTTGGTCGGCCGTAGCCAACAACAAATGACCTTGCTCCCAAAGTTCTTGATTTCACCATAACTTCGCCGCCATTGCGTTGATTTCCACCAGAGCTAGTGTTGCCTTCGATGGTCACAATCTGTTTCTCCGATGTCCGGATAACTAAACCAATGTGATTTATTGTCACCTTGTCATCAATGATGAAATCGAAAAACACAAAATCACCAATCTTTGGTGTTTCGTGCCATTGCTTGTTTTTCTTAAATGCTTCGGCTCCGGCTTTAGTGCTGACCACATTTGGCACTTTCACACCAGCTTGATCCGCGCACCAATTAAGAAATGACCCACACCACGGCAGCTTGTCGGCTTTCATGTGTTTGCCATACTTTGTCTCGTTTTGACCAGTCTCAGCTGTGCCAACCTCAGCGAGCGCAACCTGAATCAAACGAGGCAATGTGCCTTGTGGAAATGTCATTTGCCTAATTTTAACCCGTCAGGAATTGGTTTTGAAAATTCCCATTTTTCAATGTAATCGCCTAATTGATCTGAATCATTGCGTAGTTTTATAACGCCATAAGGTGAAAAATCAGCATCCGTCAATTCTGGATACGCTGCAATTATTTGCTCATAAAGTGTCATTTGTTATGCTCCTA